TCGGCGTCCGCAACATCCATCTCGAAGGAGTGCAGCGCATCGGAAAGAGACTCGACAGCTACCGCAGGTTCCAGTCCCACGACCTTGGCCAGCATGAGCGCGGATTCGGACAGGGCCGTGAACTGCTTGGTCCCCGCCTTCGCACCTGCGGAAAGTACCTGGTAGAAAGACTTGTTGATTTCCGAGGCCGCCATGCCGAATCGGGTGGACATCTGAAGCGAGGTCTTGGCGAGCTGGCTTTCCATCTCTTCAAACGCTTCGCTGGTAAGGCCCGTCATAGTCATCGTGTCGCGCAGCGTATCCTGGAATGTGGAAGCAGCCCTGACTATGCCGTAGAGCGCGGCCGCGCCTGCAATACCTGCGGCTGTAACGCCTGCACCTACTTTACCCATCGTAGCGAACGAGGACTGCAATTTCGCCGTGCGCTTGTTGGCCTCGTCGACACTGTCGCTGAGGGCATCGACATTGTGCTGTGCCTTCTTCATCTGGGCCGACGCCTTGTCCTTCCAGCGAAGGAGTATTCCCAGTCCCAGTGTATCTGCAAGTTTCAACGTTTGCGCACCTTCGTAGCTTTAGCCATCTGCTTGTTGATATTCCCGATTTCCCTGAGCCACATAGCCCGTTCCTTCCTGCTCATCCCCATGCACTCGGCTCGGCTCCAGTGGAAGTGGTATGCAATTGCGGCGACTTCCGCATGTGCTCGGCCCACATCGAGGTCGAGCGATCCGAGCGCCGGCAACAGCCCGCAGAATGCAATCGCATCGCCTGCGGGCTCTACGCTGCGAAAAAATCCGCCATGTCCATCATCGCGGTGAACTTCCTGCCGCAGTCCGGGCACTCGACCTTGATCTCCATGTCAGGCCCAGAATCGAGCTCCTTGAGCTTGACAATAAGGAAGTCCCGGTCGGACTTGAACATGGCCGAGGTCACGCCCGTGTCTATTCTGTTGTTGTCGAGCGTACCCAGCCTTACGATGACCCGCGCGAGGAGCGCGGAAAGCATCTTGGCCGGGTTCTGCCGCAGCTGCGGCGAGAGCATCGCCTCCTGGTCCGCGCCGGTGATCTCGCGGATCGCGACCTCGCGGTGAAGGTTGCCATCCTTATCCACGTAGCCCTTGGGCAGCGTGAACGCGTGCTCAGTCCTGATTTCCTCCGTCATGGTAACTCCTTTCCGAATTTACGAAATTTCGCCCCCGTCGGGCGTTTCGGCCGCAGTGGCAACATCAGGCGCATACCGGCCGAACCTGGCCACGTGGGCTAAAAGGGCGCGCCCCTTCGGCCTAAATCGCGGCGCTACCGCCTCTTGACAACGAGGTCGAGGCCCTCGTGCTGGATTTCCACGGATTCGACCGCATTCTCCGAAGATGAGGCGTCGAACTCCGGAGCGGTGAACTTGGAAGGCCAGGCATCGAATATATTCCAGCGCTTGACCTCCTTGCGGCTCTCATCCTGCTGAACAATGGAGATGGGCTTGCGGTTGCCTTGCGCACCTTCCTTCTTGATCTTCTGCCGCCAGTCCCAAAGTTCCGCATCGAACGCGGAACCCATCTCCAGAACCACTGGCGCGAACGAGTTCAGGCCCGCGAGTTTCCTTACGGTAGTATTGTCACCGCCCTCCCGGTATTCGCGCACCTCCGTCTCCTCCTCGAGCCCGGTCACGCTCATGAAGCCGGCGCGCTTGATCCCCTCTATTTCCACGAGGAAGTTGTACCTGGGGAACGGGTCGACCCTTGCGTTAGGCATCTGTCACCTCTCCTTCGTCTTTTTCTCCGGTTATTTGGAATTTCGCTTTCATGTCCCGCCTCCTAAGCCATCTGTCCGAGCATCAGGTCGATTTCTTCCTTGGTGTAGTAGCGATGGTCGTGGTTGTGGAGGTCGGTAGATTCGTGGCTTACAAGCTCGGCAGCCTGCTGTTCATCGAGGTAATTGACCTGCGCACCCTCTTCGATAGTGTCGAGCTTCAGCTTGTCCGGCACGCTCATCAGGCCGTCGAAGAACTCCGTCGCGGCAGGCACCGGATCGGGCCCTTCGCTCGTGTGAGTCTCTCCGTGAAGGCTGCCCGCGCCGAAAGGTATCCATGTCTGCGTCTCCTCGTCCCAGAGGTAGGGCCTGTCCTCATCGAGCACGACTCGCGCGTCGCCTGGCGAGTTGCCCTGCATGGGAAGCTCGGGAAACGCGTTCACGGGCGCACGCCAGGTGACGTATCCGGCTCGCGTCCTGGTGATCTCGTTCCCGATTATCTCTTCGGTTACGTTCATGGCATCTTCTCCCAGCCTGAAACTGTTATCACCTCGGCCACCTCATCGCCCGCCATGTGCCCGGTGAAGGTCTTCGTGAAGGTCGAGTTGCCTTTCTTTATCTCGATTTTCACCACCTCGCCCTGGGCGTTCTTGTGGAGCGTCATGGGGTAGTCCGCGAGGTAGTCGCGCAGCAGGTCTTCCATCGACTGCGAAGATGATTGATGCCTGTCTTTCGGTTGTGCCATCTCGCTACCTTCTCTCCGTTATCTCCTTGCCGCCGTCCCAGAGCCCGATGCGGAATATCACGAATTCCGCCGTCTCCACCACGTTCACGCCGATCTCGGTTATGACTTGGCCCGCAGCCCGGACTTCCGGCGGGTTGGTCTCTTCGTCGCACTTCACGTAATAGGCTTCCTCTTCCGAGGCCCCGAAGAGTGCGCCCTCGATCCACTGGCGCTTCAGGAACGCACTGCAGGAACGGGTAATCTTGCGCCAGAGAGTCTCGTCGTTGGGTTCGAAGACGGCCCAGACCATAGCCTCGCCTATGCTCTCCTCGATGAACATGAGCGTCCGGCGCTTGTGGATGTATCTCATGTTGGGGTCGCTCGACATGGTGCGCGCGCCCCAGATATAGATGCTTCTGCCGGGGAACGAGCGGATGCAGTTCACGCCCGCCGGGTTGAGAACTTCCTGCTCGCCGTCCGTGAGTTCGTACTGGACTCCGACCGCACCGCGGATGACCTCGTTCGCGGGCGCCTTGTGCACGCCGCGCTCGGTATCACTCCTTGCGAAGATGCCCATGACGTAGCCGGAAGGCGGGACGTGCTTGGTTCCCTTGCCGGCCGGGTCGTTTACCTCGATCCACGGGTAGTAGCAATAGCCGTAGGACGAGTCGAAATTATCCCTGAAGATCTTGGCATCCTGCGGCTGGATCGCGGGCGGCGGATCTGCCACGAAGCCGATATCGCTTCTGCCTTCGCAGTAGTCGATAGCAGCCTGGACGACGACCTGCATAGCTATGCCCGGAATGGCGAGCGAGTTTATCTCATCCACCGTATCGAAGGCGAAAAGCCCGCGTCTGCCCGCCGGGTCGCCAATGTAGTCGGACTCCATCGGAGGCTCGCCATCAAACCCGCCCTGGAGATAGATATGGTTCTGGAAGGCGGGCATGTTATGCGGATACGGGTTCGGGCTAGCAAGGTCTGCGATCTGTATGTAGTTCGAGTTCCCGTTTATCTTGTCCACGAAGTAGGTGTCGACATACCCGCCGCCGGCAGGAGAATCCTTCATCTCGAGGCCGGACCATTCCTCTACGATCTCGCCGTCGTAGCGCACTACCAGCTTGAACTTGTCGTCCGGGTTCTCCGGCGAATCGGGTTCGATATCTATGGATATGTGGTTGCCCCATTCGCCCTCGTTTAGCGCCTGAACCTGTATCGTGGGCTGCTCGTCGGGAGCGCGGTCGTTCAATACGATGTTTGCTATCGCGTAGCCTTCCCCCATGATGCGGCTCACGAAGCAGCGCCTCCCGCCGTTCAGGAAAAATCCATACACAGCATATGCCAGAAACGAGTCGCTGCGGTAGGAGCCGAAGTGCTTCACGAACTGGCTCCAGTTGGTTACGAGCTTAGGTCTATTCGCCGCGCCGCGCGTGGCGACCCCCAGAAACGCGCCGCACGTAGTACCCACGCCCTCGATAGGATAAGCCCCGGAAGGTATCTCCTCCACGAAGACGCCGGGCCTGAGATATTCCTTTGCCATTGTTTCACTCCTCCGGTTTCCAGTTATCTACCTGGGTTATCCGCTCAGTGACGAGCGGGATTATTTCCTGCTCCTTAGAGTCCAGCCTGATTCGCGCAATCACGGTCAGCGACTTGGCGAACTCGCGCTCCTTGCTGATTTCACGGAAAGTAAGGTCCCTGTGAAATGAGACCTCCTTCTGAAAGATTGCGGTCGTAATCACAGGATGGTCGTCCAGAAGCACCGCTACCTGCTCGAGGACCAGCCTGTCGGCCCGGCTCTTATCCGTATGCGCGACGATTGCATAATGTAGGTTGAAAGGCTCGGACACGCGTTTGACAACGGCGGTCATTGTTTCGAGATCCTTCTCTTCGATACGCCCGCACTCTCGGCGCGAGCCGTCTCGCCGAAAATCCACGAGCTGAAACGTTATGCAGGGGATTTCAAGCTCCACGAAGTCCGGATCGGGCGTGACGATCCGTACTGGCAGGGACTGGCCGTCAAGCGAGACATGCCCTTCGAGCAGTTCCTTCAAACTGCCTTCGAGATCTGTGATTATGTTTTCCCCGAATTCCATTACTTGCCTTTCAAAGTCTTTTCGACCGCCTTCACGAAGAGCTTCTTGGGAATGCCCTTTTCCTTGAAGTCCTCGTATGCAGGCTTCACGAACGGCCTGCCCGGTATGAATATCTCCGTTGTAGTGGCTTTAAGATGCAGGCCGTGCGCGTGCAGGAACGCACGCATCTTGGGTGTGACTTTTATCCTGGTTCCCTCTTCACGTTCGTGTATTGCCGCGATGTCCGTGCCGTCTGCCGCTTTGCGGTGCACGCCCACGAATACAGTGTCGAGTTCCACGAACCTGAAACCGACCGATCCGAGGAGATCGCCCTGATCAATCAGCGGCTTGCTCGAACCCTTCATGGCCACAGTAAACGGATGGAGCGGAGCCATATCCTTGCCGTCCAGGATGCGGTTCTTGATAAGGCCCTCCAGCTCGAGTCCGGCACGGTAGAGAGCGACAGTGGCGTTCTTCTGTAAATTGCGATCATAGCGCTCCATGATGCGCTTTAGCTTGCGCCACTTGCCGAATCTTGTCATGCCCGCCTTGGCCATTAGCTTGTCCTTACCCATACCTTGATTA